CAACGACGGGCGTGGTGACTCTTGCAGGCACTTTGAACACCTCTTCTGGCGGTACTGGCCTGACTACATACACCGCTGGTGACTTGTCCTACTATGCTTCAGGTACTGCCCTGACCAAATTGGCTATTGGAACCGCTGGCTACTTTCTTTCATCGTCTGGCACTGCTCCACAATGGTCTCAGACTTTGGGTGTGGCAAACGGCGGTACAGGACTCAATACAGTCACCGCAGGACGCATTCTGTTTGGTAATGGCACATCAGCCATTGGCAACTCTGCAAACCTGTTTTGGGACAACTCCAATACTCGCTTGGGTGTAGGTACAAACGCGCCAGCGGTGACTTTTGCAATCTCCGCAGTTGATGCGATGCTGATTCCAAATGGAACAACTGCACAGCGTCCTACAGGCGCGGCAGGTTATTTGCGATTCAACAGCACGACAAGCCAATTTGAAGGTTATAACGGCTCTGCATGGGCGTCTGTTGGTGGCGCGGCAATCAGCAACGACACCACAACCGCATCGTTTGAGTATCCGCTGTACGCATCTGCAACTTCTGGTACTGCGCTGACCATCTACACAAGTGATGCAAAATACTTGTACAAGCCATCTACTGGTGAATTACAAGCCTCTGAAATTGCCGCAAGCAATGGTTTGCTTTTGAACTCAACCACGGTGAGCGCAAGTTACACAATTGCAAGTGGCTACAACGCATTCTCAGTTGGCCCAGTAACTGTGGCATCAGGTCAGTCTGTAACCGTTTCCAGTGGTCAACGCTGGCTCGTTCAATAAGGATAAAAAATGGCATCAACTATTAACGCATCAAGCACAGGCTCTGGGGGTTTAATCACCACGGGAGATGCATCAGGTGTATTGCAACTACAGTCAAATGGTACGGTTGCTTTAGCGACAAGCGATGGGAACATTGGTATTGGCGGTGCAACTCCTGTTACAGTTGGCTCCCTTCCAAGAGCAATCGAATTTAGTTATGGTGCTTTTACAAGTTACAACTCAACAGAAATAAATTTTTCTGGCAATGGCTACATAGACACAAATGGTTGGAAATATAAAGCAACTGGCCCAGCAACACTTTATCAGCAGTCTAATGGAGCACACACTTGGTCTTCTGCAACTTCGGGCTCTGCTGGTGGTAGTTTAAGTTGGACAAATTCTATGTCCATTAACAATAATGGACAAATTACACGGCCTCTGCAACCTGCATTTAGTGCTGGTGGAACTGGTAGCGGAAGCAAAACACCAGGAACAGTTTTTGGATTTACTACCTCTGGGCCAACTTCAAACATTTCTATAAATGTGGGCGGTGGTTGGAGTAATGCGAATAGCAGATTCACCGCACCTGTGGCTGGTGTTTATGCATTTTTCTGCTCCATTTATGTGCAAAATTCAAACACAAACAATTCGTCTATTGCCCCTTGTATAAATGGAGTGCAACTTTCAACTGGCTCCGACACCTTTATGGGTTACCAAGGAACGATTGTAAACAGTGATAACAATGTTTTGTTTTCATTTATTATGAATCTTGCGGCAAACGATTATGTTGATTTAAGAGTTAGAACAGGTTCTGTAACTGTTAGTTATTATGGCGGTCACTCTTGGTTCCAAGGGTATTTACTCGGTTAATTAAAAAGGAAAATTATGTCAAAAACCATCACAATCACTTTGTCAGACGCTGAATTTAAGGCTTTGGAATTTGTTGCATTTTCCGCACAAGAGTGGGCTGAAAATGCCGTGCAAAATCGTTGCCGTATTGCTATAGAACAAATCGTCGCTGAAGAAGTCGAGCGAATCACTGCATCTGGTGGAAATATCTCTGGAACCAAAGAAGACATTGTCAATGCCGCTCCAATCAAGTCTGCGGCAGAGCGTCAGGCGGAACTTGAAACGCAACAGGCTCAACAAGGAGCATAAAACATGGCATACGGAACAGTAAACGCTGAACAGATGACCACGCAGTCTGGCTTTACGCTAGGTGCTGGTAACTCGTCGTCGTTCAAGAATCGCTTCATCAACGGCAACATGGCAATTTCACAACGGGGGACTTCTTTTACCAACCCCGCCTCTGGCGACTACACGCTTGACCGCTACCAATACCGCTCAACGAATTCGTCACAAACTTTAACAGTCATACAAAACGCTGGTTCTGTAACCCCTCCTGTTGGTTTTTCGTATTATCTTGGTTGCACCATGACGAGTGCGTATTCCCCAATTTCAACTGACCGTTTTGCTATTGGGCAAAATATTGAAGGTTTTAATATGGCTGATTTTGCTTGGGGTACAGCCAATGCAAAAGCAGTGACTCTTTCATTTTGGGTCTACTCTTCTTTGACGGGTACTTTTGGCGGAGCGGTAAAAAATTCAATTGAAGACTATGCTTACCCTTTTAGTTTCACAATAAATTCCGCAAACACTTGGGAATTTAAAACTGTTGCAATTACTGGCCCAACTGCTGGTACTTGGGTGGGTGCAACAAACGGGATTGGCGCAAGAATTTATTGGTCTCTTGGGGCAGGTTCTACTCGGCAAGGAACCGCAGGCACATGGGCTGTTGCTGATTATTGGTCTGCAACTGGTGCAGTAAATATCTGTGCAACAAACGGAGCGACCTTTTATGTCACTGGCGCACAGTTTGAAGTAGGCACTGTAGCCACATCGTTTGACTATCGCTCGTATGGTACTGAATATCTACTTTGTCTTCGTTACACATTTGTGTGGAACAGTAACGGTCAATCTTACAACTGGATAGGAACTTCTGGTTTTACAACTGGTTCGGGTGCTACTGTAAACTTTAATTATCCAGTTCAAATGCGGGCAACACCAACGGTAACATTTTCTGAGCAAAATAAATTTATTGCAGATTATTACAACGGAAATGCAACATCAACAGCAATGAGCGCAAGTTTTGGAACTCAAAACGCAATAAGGATTAATTTAACGGCCTCAACGCCGACAAACTATCCGACTTTTATTGCAAACAATGGTGATGCTGGCAATCGAACCATAACTTTTAACTCGGAGTTGTAATGTATAAATTGCTTAAAGACCCAACTTACGGTCAAGTGAAAGATGTCCAGCGCCTCAGCGACTTGGCTTGCATCCCATTCGACCCTGACAACACCGACTACCAAGCCTACCTAAAGTGGGTAGCCGAAGGTAACACTCCACTCCCTGCTGATGAAGGAGCAATCTAATGCCAATAATCTTAGATGGAACAAACGGGGAGACATTCCCCTCATGGACGACCGCTGGTCGCCCTGCAAGCCCTGCTGTGGGTCAAATGGGGTACAACACCACGACTGGTGCTTTTGATGCTTACACAGCCGCTGGTTGGGTGAGTGTTGCCACAAGCGCAACAGCCCCTGTAAATGGCCCAGCATTCAGTGCATATTTGGCGGGAGGCAGTCAGAGCATTACAGGTGGCACAGAAACAGTTGCCATCCTTGACACCAAAGAATTTGATACTGCGGGTTGTTTCAACAATACAGGCTCTACAGTTACCTTGAATGGTTTGTCTGTACCTGCATATGCTTTTTGCCCAAATGTGGCTGGATATTATCAAGTCAGTGCAAACTTGAGATATGGAGCGACATCCACTTTTTCTGCTTGCGTTGCATATTTTTCAAAAAATGGTGGTCAGTATTATCGTTGGTTTGAACTAACAACTGGGGCTTGGACAACTGGTTGGTCAACTGCAGGTTCAATGTTGATGTATTTCAATGGAACTGGAGATTATGTCCAACTTACGGGAAGTGTTAGTGGTGGAACTAGTTTGACTTTTCAAAATGCTGGCTTCCCCTATACCAGTCGCTTGCAAGCAGTTTTGGCAAGGAAAGCATGATGAATTTATACGAAAAAATTAAATCAATTTATCCAGAATTGACCGATAAAGATTTTTCTTTTCCTGAAGGAAAAATTTATTTGAAAAACGACAGTGATGGTCGTGGTGACTACATCAAAGAGTGGAACCACCCAATATTACCTCGTCCAACTGAAGAGCAACTGGCATAATTGAAAGAGGGCTAAACCGCTGGCCCTAACAGCGGGATATTTTTTAAAGGCAACTGAAAATGGACAAAGTAACTCTCTCCATCCAACTCGTGAACCAAATCATGGCGTACCTCGGTACTCAGCCATATCAAGGTGTCTTCCAACTGGTTGACGCAATTCAAAAAGAAGCACAAGCACAGGCTCAACAACCCGTTGAAAAAGTGAATGCTGAAGTGGTGAATTAAAGGAAAAATCATGGCCGAGAAGTGGATTCAAAACGCAGTTAAAAAACCCGGTGCTTTGAAGAAAGCGTTGGGCGTGCCTGCTGATAAAAAAATTCCAGCATCCAAACTTGCTGTCAAGTCAAGCGACTCGCCCAAGATGGCAAAGCGCAAGACCTTGGCGAAGACACTTCGAGGCTTTGATTAAATCATGGACGATGTTCACGAACTTGCCAACGAAACGGACAAGCGATTGAGCGTTCACGAGGCTATTTGCGCCCAGCGTTATGAGGGCATCCAAGCCCGCTTCGACGAAGGTTCCAAGCGCATGAACAGGATTGAGTACCTCTTGTATGTAGTCATTCTTGCCGTGTTGCTTGGCCCCGGGGTTGCCGCTGAGTTTGTCAAGAAGGTGCTTGGAATATGAGCGAAGAAAAAATCCAAAATATGGAAGCCAAGAGTCAACTCATTGAGAAGATTACTTTTGCTCTTCTCCCGCTTTTGTTTTCTTGCGTTGTTTATTTGATGAGCGCCCTGTCAAACTTGGCGCATGAGGTCACCATCCTCAACAGCAAAATTTCGCTTGTGGTCACATCAGACAACAGGCAAGCACCAAATTCTGGCGCTGAACTGGCGCGTGAAAAACTGCGCCAAGACCTTGAAAAAGAAATTCAACGCAACCGAGACCAAATTGCTGAGAACCGAATGCATATTGCCATCTTGGAAGAAAAAGTTCCAGTGAACAGCAAGATTAAAACATTGACAGGGAGAGACTGAAATGATTCCAATCGTTGCATCACTGCTCGGTACATTGGCCCAGAATGGTCTGGGCCTTTTGTCATCTGCGCTTCAAGCAAAGGGCAAAGAGGTTGTTGAAAACGCTCTAGGCGTGAAGATTTCCGACAACCCAACCCCTGAAGAGGTCAGCAAACTGCGCCAATTGCAGTATGACCATGAAGAGCGCCTGCTCGAGTTGGGCATCGAAAAAGCCCGTTTAGAGCAGGAAGAGTTGCAAGCCCTGCTCAAAGCACAGGCCAATCAAGAAGACAATGTCAGTGACCGCTGGAGGGCTGATATGGCTTCCGATTCGTGGCTGTCCAAAAACATCCGCCCCATGACTTTGGTCTACATCTTGACGGCTTATTTAATTTTTGCAGGCTTGAGCGCCGCAGGAATCAATGTTCAAGAGTCTTATGTGGCTTTGCTAGGCCAGTGGGGAATGCTGGTGATGACCGCCTACTTTGGTGGCCGTACCGTTGAGAAGGTGATGGAGATGCGTAAAGGAGGCAAGGAATGAGCCTAAGCCAAGAACAAGCGGCATTCCTATTGGATGCCTGCAAACTGATTCAACACGCCACAGAGCAGGGTTTTGTGGTCACTGGTGGCGAGTTGGCCCGCACACCTGAACAGCAAGCCATTTATGTGCAGACTGGCCGCTCCAAGACCTTAAACTCCATTCACCTCAAAAGGTGTGCTATCGACTTGAATTTCTTCAAGGATGGGCAGATAATATGGGACAAGGGCATTCTTGCGCCTTTGGGTGCGTTTTGGGAATCTTTGCACCCTAAAAACCGTTGGGGAGGCAACTTCAAATCCTTAGTGGATTGCCCACATTTTGAGCGCAATGTAGGATAAAAAGGATTGAACAATGACTACAGCGGTGGTGATGACCTATGACTCTTTAGTCAGCAACATCCAGACCTACATTGAGCGGAACGATCCGACAACAGTAGCATACATTCCCACCTTCATTATGCTGGCCGAGCAAGTCATTGCTTCGGAGATTAAGTTCTTGGGTAACCTGACGGTTGCCAATAGCACGATGGTGGCAGGGAATGCGGTGATTGACAAGCCTGCCCGCTGGCACAAAACGGTCTCCATGAATGTGACCGATGCTACTGGCAACAAACAGCCCATCTTACTTCGCACTTACGAGTATTGCCGTGAGTATTGGCCCAAGCCAACTCTTACAGACTTGCCAGCCTTTTACTCGGATTACGACTACACGCACTGGCTGGTAGCCCCTACACCAGCCTCAAACTATGCCTATGAGGTTTTGTACTACGAGCGCGTGCAACCCCTTGACTCGACGAATCAGACCAACTGGTTCACCATTTACGCGCCCCAAGCCCTCCTGTATGGTTCGCTCCTGCAAGCGATGCCCTATCTGAAAAATGATGACCGCATCCCAATGTGGCAGGCTCAATATTCCGCGATCATCAATACGCTCAAGGCTGAGAACTTACAGCGCATCGGTGACCGCCAAGCCTCGGTACTTGACACATGACCTTTACCTCCCCCTTCACTGGTGATGTCATCCAGCCAACGGATGTAAGTTATGCATCGTACAACTTAACCGCCAACCTTCAATTGCAGTGGCCATCCAACACCAACGGGTTGCAAAACCCTGCGGCACGGATCATGGATGTCTATCAAAACGCATCGTGGACAATGTCCATGCCGGATGCCACCCAAGTGTCGGTGGGCCAAGATGCGCTGATCCGCAATACCAGCGCAACCGCCGTCAATGTTTTAAGTTACTCTGGTAGCGTCATCTGCACAGTTGCAGGCGGCACTGCCCAGTACATCTACCTCACGGCCAACACCACGACTGGCGGTAACTGGGGCATCATCGCTTTTGGCTCTACAACTTCTACGGCAAACGCCTCTGCATTGGCAGGCTTGGGTTTGGTGGCAATCACCAGCACGCTGAACCAAAGCCACCCAATAGCAAGCCTTGCAAACTCATACACCTACCAAGCCAGCGACCGCGCCCAAACAAGGCTGTGGACGGGCGGCTCTGGTGCAGGTACTTTGCCTTTGGCCTCTACGCTAGGCAACAACTGGTTCACCATTTTTAAGAATGGCGGAACAGGCTCCTACACTTTTTCAACAACTGGCGGCCAGTTGATCGACAATGTTTCGACCAAAACTTTTAACCCTGACGAGTCTGCATTCATTATTTGTAATGGGTCAAACTACTACACAATTGGCTACGGCCAGAGCAACACTTTCTTCTTTACCGCGCTGGTGTATCCAGTTACGGGCGGCAGTTACTACCTGACCACATACGAGATTCAGTCCATCATTCAAGAGTATGTTGGATCGCTGGTTTCCAATGTAACGGTGTACTACCCGCAGGTGGTGAATCTGTATGTAATCTCTAACCAGACCACAGACAACGGCCACACCTTAACGGTGAGCACGGGAGTAGTTGGCAGTGCCACGGCAACCATTCCTCCCGGCCAGCAGGCTACGCTTGTCTGCGATGGAACAAATTTCTTTAACGCCAACACCGTGCAGGCTGGTGCGACATCGCTGAACTTGATCAACGGTACAGTGAGCACGCCTGCGATTAACTTTGCGGCTGAGACCAATACAGGTATCTGGCGCTCTGGTTATGGCTTGTTTGACATTTCCATTTTGGGCGTAAACCGATTTGAGTTGTCTTCAACTGGTTTGACAATTACGGGCACTGGCACATTCACTGGTGGTATTTCCGGGGGCACTTTCCCATGACGCAAAAAGTTTTTGCATTAGATACCAGACCGGGCATTCAGCGCGACGGTACTGTTTTTGACAGAGACTTCTATCAAGATGGCCGCTGGGTTCGTTTCCAGCGTGGACGCCCCCGCAAGATTCTTGGCTACCGTCAGATTATTGCCACCTTGGCTGGCCCATCTCGAGGCATCTATGTCAACCCGCAGAACGCTTTCTCGTATGTCTACAGCGGCTATTCTGATGGCTTGCAAGTCCTGCCTATTGACAACAACGGTGTCGGCTCTGCGCTAAGT